GGCCTCGCACTGTCAGCCGCAATCGCTGGCATGTGGGGCGTCGGATACATGATCCGGCAAGCCCGCCGGGTCTCAGGCGGTTAACCACCATCGAGAGAGAGAGAGAGAGTCATGAACAAGAGCACCAACCTGCGTTCCAAGGTCCGCAACGTCAGCATCAAGGCCGCAGCGGTCGTCACCACAGCCATGGTTTCCGTTCCGGCCTTCGCCGGTCCGATGGCTGAGGCGGCCACCGATGGAATGGATGTGGCCGAACTGGGCCTTATCGGCGTCGCCGTTCTCACCATGGCTGGCGTGATCGCGCTCATTCGTGCAGGCCGAAAAGCGGCTGGCGGCTGAGTCCAGGTCAACAGTAGGGGCGGGGAAACCCGCCCCTTTTTCTATTCAGGGGTTGCGTCATGGCATACGCCGGATACTTCGTGATGATCGGTTTTTTGGGGGGTCTATGGCTCGCGCTGGATGGTTGATTCTCTGCATCTTCGGCGCGCTCATGGTTTCGCCTCGCGCCCATGCCGTCGATGCTGGCCAGGCAATGCAGGCCTGCCGTAATAGCTCTGTTTTCAACGCCAGCAACTCTGCCAAACAGTGCGTCGACTTGGGTAAGCAGGCAAGCACTGGTCAGTGCCGCGTCGGTCTACTTGCTACAGGTGGTGGCTATATCAGGTTTGACCTCTATTCTTGCGATCAGACATGCGAAAAGCGGCCAGATTGGAACGGTCCGTATCCCTACCTCTCCGGTGGCAAGCCTAAGAATGGCTCAGTCACGTGTAACGGAGGTTGCCGGCAGGCATGGTATTCAAGCGGTGACGGCTACTTCACTGGCAAGTACTCATCTGTGCCCGGCACGTGCCAGGACTACGACGAACAGAAGTGCCAAGCACAGTTTGGCTATTCGTGGAATAACGCGATGTCCTCGTGTGAGCCTGATGAGGGCAAGTGCCCTGACGGCAAGGCTACAAATTCTCTCGGCCAGTGCGCGCCTGAGCCGTGCCCTGCAGGCAAGGCTCTTCAGGCAGATGGCACCTGCAAGAACAAAGAAAACGAATGCCCAGCAGGTCAGATCAAATCGCCTGACGGCAAGTGCTTGCCCGGCGATGGACAGTGCGCTCAGGGCGAAGTGCGAGGCAAGGACGGGACCTGCAAGAAGGACAGCAATGGGGACGGTGAGCCCGATGAAGGTGAGGAGGGCGGGGAGGGTCCTGACGGCAAGAGCAAGGACCAGTTCTCTGGCGGCGATGACTGCAAGACTCCGCCCTCATGCAGTGGCTCTCCGATCATGTGTGGCCAAGCTCGTATCCAGTGGCGCATTGATTGCAACACCCGCAAGAACCGCAACATCGCGGGCGGCGCCTGCAATACGCAACCGGTATGCACCGGCGACAAATGCGACGCGCTGGAATATAGCGGCTTGCTTATGCAGTGGCGCACAGCGTGTGCTGCTGAAAAGCTTGCGCAGTCGAGCGGCAACGGAAACGGATCTGATGGTTCCCAGCCCGCCTGGACAATGGTTGGCGGCATGTCTACCGATCCCGGCGCAGGATCATCACCTGATGATCTAAAGGTTCTGACCACAAAGACCCTCAGCGTCTCTGACCTCGATCAGTCCGGCATCGGGGGTGGAGGTTCATGTATGGGTTTTGCCTCCGGCGGCAGCAATGGCATCACGTCGGGGTTCATGTCGGCCATCTCCACGCCGCCGCCTTTTTTCTGCCAGTACATCGCGCAAATCAAGGCGCTGATCATCACAATTGCTGCGGTCGCCGCGGCCGTCATCCTTGCGCGAGGTGGTAACTAATGCCTCAAATCATTGCGGCCCTCGTGGCCCTTCTTGTCTCCGCTGCGCGACAGTATCTGCCGGGCATCCTCGGCCGCGTCTTGCTCGCATTTGGCATCGGCTTCATCACCCATGAGGTCGCCATGCCGTCGCTCAAATCGTTGGTTGAGTCGAAGTTCGGTGCGCTTCCACCCGTCCTGCAGGCGTACTGGGGTGCCACGGGCATTGGTGTGGCGGTGACCATGATCCTTTCAGCATGGATTGCCGGGCGCGCGCAGAAGGCTGTCCTCAGCAAGCTGGGGAGTAAGTAATGGCTCTCTACCTTGTAACTGGCCAGCCAGGACACGGCAAAACGGCCTACGCACTAGACAAGGCATTCAAGTTCCAGAAGGAGGGGAGGGCGATATTCGCTCACGGAGTAAAAGACCTCGACTACGCCAAGGCAGGTTGGACGTACGTAGAAGATCCGAAGAAGTGGGAGCAGCTACCCGACGGCGCTGTCGTCCTGCTCGATGAGTGCTACACCGTTTTCCCGAACCGCAATCCGGGTGCTGCCGTACCTGCGCATGTGCAGGCTATGGCTACGCACCGGCATCGCGGCTTTGACTTCATCATGATCGCGCAGCAAGGATTGCAGCTTGATCCATTTCTGCGTGGCCTATACGAAGAGCATGTGCACGTCCGGCAAACGTCGATCATGCGCAGCAAGACAAAGCTCAAGCGCTGGAACCAGTATCAAACGAATGTGCAGGTCAAGTGCAGCGATGTCGTTGACTGGGTGAGGCCAAAGTATGTTTTCGACTATTACACCAGCACCACACTGGTAACCACTAAGCGAAGCATGCCGATGTGGATGCGCTGGCTAGTGGTTGCGACACTGGTGCTCGCTGTGATTCTGCTCGGTATCAAATGGAAATTGCAGAAAAAGATTGAGGACTATTCGGCTGTTCCTGCGGCTCACCAACCGATGGGCGCTGGACTGCCCGTGACTGCCGCCAGCGAAGCGGGGGCGGGCGCGGGCGGGCCAGTGGCCTACGCATCCACCGCTGAGTACGCCAAGGCGCATTTGCCACGGATCGGAACTATGCCCTGGACAGCGCCTGTCTTTGATCAGCGCACCACCACAGCCGATCCACAGCTGTTTTGCATGTCGTCGCAGGCGGGCCGTGACGGCGCGGGTAACCACACTGAAGGTAGCTGCACGTGTATGACAGAGCAGGGCACAGCTTACGATCTGTCTCAGCCTGAGTGCCGCACCATTGCTCGCTACGGCGGTGTCTACAACCCTTACAAGCAGCAGCGGGAATTGCAAACTGGTGCAGGCATGCCCGCTTCCGCGCAGGCTCAACCGGCTGCTGCTCCCGTCTCGGCCACTCCGACGGCTGGCGACGCGATAATCAGCGTTGGAGAGCGTCCTATCGGCACGTTCCCCGAATCGGTGCAGAACCGCTACAGCGGCAGCTAGCATGGGTCGTTGGGTACGTCCCGCCAGCCGCCCTCGATTCGCTGAAGCCTTTTGCCGCTAATGCATCGTTCGCCTTGCCGTAGCGGATGTGGTGCCACGTACACGGGCGTCCTGTCGAACGCTTGTTCCATCGATTGACGGAACGCTCTAGCTTCCGCCTCCGCTTCCCGGGTGAGCTTCGCTACGTCTGCGTCGAATTTCGCCTGTTCGGCCTTTGTCATGGGCCGGGTCAGCTCCGCCGTAATCGCTGCTGCCTGCCTGAGGGCATTCCATTCGATCAAGCCCATGATGATGAGAATGGCGGCCACGACGCCCCCGGCGATGTATCCCCAAGGCGGGCCGCTTGTCTGCTGCGCTGCATGACGAACCCGGTCGCTGCGAAATTGAAGGTCCGTCACGTCCGGCGCGCTGAATGTCGGCTCTTGCCGTTCTCTGTCCATGAATCCCCCTAGATTGCATCCTGCGGGCATTCTAGCCGGGGTGTAGGGGCGGCGCCCCTACGGAGACGCTCTCAGCCAGCAGACCGCCCGAAGTGCCGGTCCCGGAAGTCGCCCAGGTCAACGACGACGACCTTGACCATCTGGCGCTGACCGGCTTTTCGCTGTCCGGCCTCGGCCTTGCGCCGGGAGGCGAACCCGGCGACCCTGAGTTCCACCTGATCACGCCACGCAAGCCCGGCAATCCGTTCGGGGGTCATGCGGTCGCCGTCAGGGCTGACTAGGTAGTTGCCTCTGACGCTCCAGCCCGCGAAGGGGCCGGTTAGGTACTGGCACATGCATCAATGCTCGCTTTGTCCTTGGAACCACGGAGAGGCAAGAGAGATGCCAGCAGCAGGCGGATCAGGCCCGCGTAGTACCGTCCAAGGTTTAACATAATATACATTATGCGAAATGCCGGATGCCTCCGCTAAGGCCCGGAACCGGCAACTTCTTCTTCGCTTAGATCGGGCCAGGCGCTTCCGTCAGGACCGCTCTCAGCTTCAGTTGACGCACCAGTCCTGCTCCAAGCTTTTGCAGGTCAGCGTGCGCACGATCCAGAACTGGGAGGCCGGTCGTACGCGCATTCCGCACGCATCGTTCAAGCTGCTGCGTATGTTCGCCAGCGGCCGCTACTTGGCCAGCAATGCCTGGACCAACTTCCACGTCCGTGGCGATGTTCTGCACACGCCTGAGGGCCATACGTTTCCCGCGGCCGACCTGGCCTGGTGGTCTCTTGCGATCAGGCAGGCTGAGGCGTTCCGCTCGATCATGCGCAAGCAGCGACCTGGACACCTGGTAGCGGACTCCCATGCCTCCGGAAACGGACGTAAGGACGGTTCGGAGGCTTGGGAGTCAGCGACGGTTGCCAAGTCCCTTCTGAGGCAGGTAGGATCGGCAGCATCTAGCCTCCCCGACCGCAAGGGCGCCAGTGAGGCGCCTCAGACCCCTGGCAGTCGGCAAGCCACGCAGGTCGGATTTGAGGGTGGAGCGACTGATGCCAGCATCGGCTCCACGGGTCCAGCTAAGGACGTCCGACCCCCCTTGTCACGAGGGGGTCGGGGGAGCCATAGCTTGACCCACAAGTCACGCCCGAAATCTGCTATCTCCCGCCCCGCTTCTCCTGGGGGTGCGGCATGACCCTTGTACGCCATCGCACCCTCAACCTTGGCCGCCAAAGCCGTTGGTTGCAGCATCGTAGCCGTCAGCGCATGACCACCGAGCCGTGCCGGCATTGCGATCGCGATCCCCGGCTTGGGGACTACATCTGGCGCGAGGTGGGCGTCGGCCACTACTGCGAGGCGTGTGCCGTCGAGCATCTTGGTGTGCCCGCGCGTCTTGCTGGCCATGCGCCAGTCACTGTGATCGACGGAGGTGGCCTGTGATCCATCACCAGGGCAGCCCAGATAAGCGCGCTGACACCTACCGCACCTTGTTGGAGTCCTACTACCGCATGCTCGATGCCGTAGACGCGCTCAGATCCGAACAGCAGGGTTCCGTGACGCTCTCCGAGCGAATTGCTATGGCTGGCGCTCGCCAAGATATCTGCAGGTCCATTGCGCATGCACAGCAACAGCTTTCCAAGCTGGCTCGCCTCGGCGGGTACGGTCACGTCATTGAGCTGAAGTCATGACGCTGTGTGCCGGACCCGGGCGGCCCACTTGCGAACTTGGGACCGGGGTGCAGGGGTGGAACCCCTGCGCATACGGGGCATGGATGCCCCGCTCTGCCGTCACGGTTTGGACCCGTCCTGGGAAGCCTCCAGCGGCTGACATAACTCTCAACGCCGACCCTCTTCTTGCCCCACTAAATGGAAGAACTTGCCGGTTGAGTAACTTCGCGATAATAATCACTGCGCCAAAGGGATTTACCCATGTCGATTAAGTCGGTCGTTTATACATTATGCGAAATGGATGATGGGCCGTCTTTCGTGGGTTTGGCTGTGGATCAGGCCTTGCCTCTCTTCCCAGGAACCCAACAAGGACAAGATCGCAGCACGACCACGTCCACAAGCCTTGAACCATGCAACATGACCTGGTGGTCGCTGACCCGCAACATC